CAGATAGCTGGGCAATACTCTGTGATCCTCGTAGATGATTGAGTCCTGTTTCAATACCATTCTCGTGTCCACGATTACCGTCGACCCTTCTGAGGTGTGACACAAGAATAAGACCTACGCCTGTTTCTTCAACTAGAGTTCTAAAGTTGTGCATAATAGAATCAATGTTACGGCGCTCGTCACCATCCGTTGTCATGGATAGTAACATATGCAGGTGATCAAAAACTATCCACTTGCATTCAAGACCCATCGCCATAAAACGCAGTTTGCTGAACACGCTATCAACATCATTCATTCCAAGATGAGCATGGACATAAACTCTGTTCTCATTTGTTCCGCTGTACAGAACATTGAAAAAGTTGTCGATCTCTTCATCACTGAACTGAGCGCGAACACTATCAATGTGTAGACGGGCGTTAGCTTCTATCGAAAGAATACCATCAACTGTTCGACGCCAATCTTCTTCAAGAGCTATGACGCCCACCCTATCATTGGTGTTTGTAATTAGCCAATGCTCAAGCTCACGAGTAACACTAGACTTTCCAAGTCCGGTGCCGCCGGTCAAAGTAATTAACTCTCCTTGACGTAGGCCATCAAGCTTTTCGTTTAGTCCCTGCCAAGGATATGGAATGGATTCTTTACGCTCACGCTTTTTGTAGTTCTCGCGTTCTTCACTGACGTTCAGAATCCCAGATGGCGTGTAAAGTTTTGAAGCCCACCACGCAGTAACGTAAGCTTTGTGGTGACCCAGCTTGAGCATTTCATTAGCGTCTTTGAACTCAGCCGGTAGATTGAGGATCTTAGCTTTTCCCGGCTTGATGATGCGCGCCACTTTTTTGGCGGCTTCTTTTCCGGGCTTGTCGTTGTCGAAAGAAATAACCACCGTATCAAACGATTCAAGAAATTCAAGATTTTCTTGGACATCCCGTGCCGCGCCCTGCGCTCCATTCTTAACAGATACAACCGGCCATTTACTCCCCAGAAGTTCGTATGCCGCCATAGCATCACACTCACCTTCAGTGATCGTAATATATTTGCCGCCTGCCTGCGCCACTTGCTGACCAAAAAGACCAGTTCCCTTGGGAGATCCTGACCAAGTAAATGTTTTATCTGCATTGCGAACCTTCGTAGCAACTTCTTCGTTGTTGATGTACGCAGGATAGTGGTGCTGAATAATATTACCCTGCTCGTCTTTGACGGAACGGACGCCAAATTTCTTTGCAGTTTCTAGAGAAATTGATCTATCGGTGAGAGCGTGATAAACGCTGTTGGTGAAGGGTGTGTTGTTGTTGGATCGTTTGAAGCTGTTAAAGTCTGCCACGTTACCTCCCATTGCAGATTCATAGTCTTTGAAAAATGTACCGCAACTAAAACATTTTGCAGATCCATCTGAATTTATGGAGACAGGATCACTGCCTCCACAATTCGGACAGGGTTTGTGATATTCCACAAATTCCCCCACGGTTTATTCCTCCGTATCATCGTCCTCAACTAGTGCATCATCAGTTAAAAACTCTTGCATCTTTTGATGCAGTGCAACAGACGCCGCTTGATTGATGGTCATCTCTGTTTCCATCTTTTCAATGCGACTTTGAACTTCAGCCAACAACATGAAAGTTGCTTGACCTTCTGCTGAAGTCTTCTCAACATCATAAGTTTTTTCGTCGTGTGTGTATCTCCACATTACAACTCATCTCCATCATCGTTACTATCAAGAACATCAAACTCTGCACCGTCAGGGCTGGCGTACTCCACAAGATCAATGACCTGCATCGCCTGAAAATCCAAACCCTTGTACACAGTACCATTCCAAGTGGACTCCCACTCTTTGTACTGCACCTTAACTTTACTGCCGTTGCCGACACTAGTGTTTAGAGGCTGTTTGTTATGATCCAAAAGCTTAGGCGCTGGTCGGATCATACCATTAGGGCCATTCACTTTACGCTTGATAAGAAGTGCTGGGCCTTCTTCCATATCTTTAACTGTGAAGCCACGAGATCTAAAATCATTTGCAACTTCATCAGTCACCACAAGGTTTACAGTATACACCGGAGTGTATGTTGTATTTGGTGTGGTAACGGATGCCCAATATGCAACACCTTCAACAAGAGCCATAATAAAAATCTCCTACGATTTGTTAAACAAAAAAGTAATATAGCGCGGAATGCACTTGTACACATAATCAGTTGATAATTGTTCATGCTCTTTCTGAGCCTGAATTTTTATCCAACTCATCATATTCTTCATTGCCTGTGGTGACGGCAAGCCTGTTCCCAGACTCATAACAAACGCCTTACACAAAGCATCTTCAATACTAAATGGTTCTTCCTCCACGGTTCCCCCTCAATCATAACTACCAGTTAGCACGGTCATTTTAACCAAGTCCAATAATAAATTAAATTTTTCCATGTCTACGTCTGAAACAACTTTTAAATCTTCACCAGTATCAACAATCAAAATAAAAGGATATCTAATATCTTCATCGTTAGATTGATTTTTAAGTTGTTTAAGCCCTTCTAAGACTTTATCATCAAGAGACTTTGATTTATCTTTGTTAAATTTACCTTGTATAATTTTCAACGATTACCTCCAGATCCTTGAATCACTCCACGGTCTGCACGACTTTGGAGTTTAGAGAGATTATACAACGCCACTTCGGAGAAGTCAACCCCGCTGTCTTTCAGTATCATAGCAAGATTCCAAAGCACATCCCCCGCCTCTGAGATAACATCTTGTCTTTCGATTGTGCGCTTATCTCCACGCAACATTGGCTTTATAAAAAGGTCGGATAGCTCCGCTGACTCTACCATCAAAGATGCAATGGGATAAAACTTATCTTTATACAGTGCTGTTTCAGCCGCTTTAGCTTGATATTCATCGAAACCCATGTTAAACTCCACTTCTTCAGGTGTATACTGCCGCCCATCTATCTTGTTCGTAATCTTGTCTCTCATTTACAAAAAGCTCCTTACCTTTTTGAGTGAATAAATATCGTGGATCTACTGCAAAACAAACTCTGCCAATGTCAGATCTATCAGCATCAAACGCACACTTTTCAAACAAAGTATATTTTTTACCGTCCCAAGGTTTAGCAGATGTGTGCATTTGACAGGCTGATTGTAATGCCCAACGCTCTGCGGTGCAAAGATCAATTAGATCTTTTACTGTTTCAATATACTCAGCCGCACGAGGCCCATGATCAGGATCATAGCCTTCATTATGTCTACAAGAATCGTGCAAGTATGCAAAGTATTTAAATAGTTTTGTATTTAAATCGTAGTGCATGGCAAGCTGTAGTCCTGCCATCATTACATTAGAATAATGTTTACGACCATGTAGTTCAGAATAGTAAAAAGGATTATCTTGCTTCAAACGCTTTACAAGTTTTCTCACTGCTCTAGTTCCTCAATCAACCAATCAAGATACTGTCTTGCCTTTCGCAGATCTTCAATACCATTTTTGTAAGTAAATCTGTGCATATATTTGTGTACATTTCCTGTACAATATGATAGAAAACCTACACCTAATTGTTGCTTAATGTAATCAATTGCTTCGATCCCCCCTTTATTGTAGTGATCTGGCTTGGTTACGGGATCGAAAGTTTGGTCTTGCGGATGATATAATTTACCATAAGCTGTTTTACTTTTATTAACTTTGTTCCACTGCTCAGGGGTTGCCTCATCAATACTCATCATTACCTCACAATTTTAATATCTGATTCAGTTTCAATAACAACACGCGCACCACAAGAGAGTATTGGCTTGTCGTTACCACTATATTTTACCACGCTATTACCCAGTATTTCTACCTCATGGCAGTAAGTATTAGTTCGCCCGGACTTAATAGTAATTACAGGCTCATCCGTTCCATGCTTTTTGTTAGCACGAATTTTATGTTGATTAACATGAATATATTTTTTCAAGGTCCACCTCCAGTTTTAAAAATATTCATATATTTATAAACTCCCTATTTATAATAGTTGCAATATGCACATAGCCTCCGGTTTGATACTGATAGACATTAGCTAAAGCATCAACCGCTTTTAAAAGTGAGCGTCTAAAATCAGGGGCATCATCAAAATCACACATAAATTTTATTTCATGCAAAAGTTCTACTTCGTTACTGCTCTGTTCTTCGCCCTTGTAAATTCTTACAATTGCATCATAAGCAAAATTATTTAATTCTTTAGTCTCCATGATCGCTCCAATGATAGTCGGCTTCTGCTATGTAATCACGAACAAGATCAAACATATAATCCATGTTGA